CCAATTCTTAGAAACCCATACGCCTGTTGGCTCAAGGTATTCGTCAACATCGGATGCAAAACGTACTTGACTTGCATCTAAGTGCATTGCAAAGCTACGCTCTTTAATTGGTGTGTTGCCTGCGTACTCGATGTATCGGACTTCTTTAATAAATCCTTCACCGTGTAGTTGTACGTCTAAAGCAACACGGTAGATAAGTTGTCTAAGATCGTAGTGAGTCTTAGGACTTGTAAACTTATCAATCTTCTTTTGTAGGCTCTCGTTCTCCGTCTTGAGATCCGATGCCACCAAGTTGCTCTTCTGCGTTAGGACTGCTCTCAGCGTTTTGCTGTTCTGATACGCTTCTGCTATCCTCTGTGGAAACAGACCTGCGTTTCCGTCCTCTCCCCACTTTATCCATTTCGTTCCCCTGTACCCCACTATCTCCGATCCCATTGTCGGCTTTTCGTGACTTTCGTCTAGCAGGTTTAGAATCTGAAAGGCATTCAAAGAATTTAGGGTATTTTTTGCAGGTTTTTTCATTGTAGGGGTTTGAGCCATCTAAGGGAAATACAAGGGTAAGCCCACCTCCAACGAAGGAGATGGACTTGCCTCTGTATTGTGGTTTTACCTTGCAGTTGCAAGACATATTATTCAGTTGGAGTTAACAACTCTGCAACCATTAAGTCAGTATCGGTAATAGCACCTCCACTACCTGTTAGTGAAGTTACTACAAAAGGTGGTTGCTCTTGCTCTCCCATAAGGTTAAGCTCAAACGAGTTCGCATCTGTACGTGCAGACCCTGAACCACCATTTAAAGAATTAAACTCAATAGTTCCACTTTCAGATTGGTCTGCTCCTAAAAGTCTTAGGAGTGTGTTAGAACCAAACTCTTGTACTACTGCAACCATTTCACAAGTATCACGCAATTGCTCTAAAGCGTAAAGTTGTGCAGATGTTGGAGCAGGAACATTCATAAAGATGTTAGTGGTAGTAACGTCAACACCATTGTCTTGACGCTCTGTGTTAGACTCATAACGAGCCTCACCTTTTTTGAATATAAACTCTACAAATCCCTCTCCTACACCTGTGGAAGTAAAGTCGATGTCAGTTACAGCGTGATTAGATGCTGTAACGTCAAACGTGATTGATGTAATTTTTGCAAGGTCACAAAGCAACAGGCGTTTTATACCACCTGCTGTTCTGTTACACTTGTCTACGGTTAAACTTGATAATGCCATTTTCTATGCTATTTTATAAAGTTAAAAAATTAGCTTAGAAGTGTGATGTTCTTACCATCAGAGATAGCAACATCAAAGGCAAAGTCTAAGCGATAACGGATAGTGCGACTTGCAGAAGTAGTTGATTGATCAACAATCAATACTTGGTTAAGGTCGCTTATAAGTGGAGTTGCAAAGTGTAGGTTTGCAATTCTAGAGCAAACGATAGCGTTATTACGCATCTCAGGAATCTCAAGAACTCGGTAGCCTAAGAAAGACAACTCATAATCTTGAGAGTACACATTAGGAGAGTATGCAGCTTCGGCTTGCTTTAATTTGTAAGCAGCAGCAATACGTGAAGGAACGTAGAAAACCGTGTCAGGAGCAAGACGGATAGAGTCGCTCATATTTCGGTAAACTTCCTCTAATGCAGGAACAACGTTGTTCTTGTTGATACAAGTTAACGTACCTGCTGACCAAGTACCTAACGATTGGCTATCAAGGTTGATAGTGATGTCGTTAGTAGAGATAGACGTAATGCTGAAAGTCTTGCCGTCTTGAGTGTTCCAAGTACCACCTGCAAGTCCTTCAAAAGTTACTTTGTCTCCAACTGCGTAGTCAGAAGCATCTCCAACAGAGATAACAGCAGAAGCAGCCTCAGTAGCGGCTGTGATAGTCTGCTTGTAAGTACCTCCAACAGCGATGTCAACAACAGCAGCATCAGCAAGCATTGTGTCAATAAGGCCAGTAACAGCGTTTGAACCACCTTGAGAAATTCCTTGAGAAGATCCAAATTGAGAAACTGCTAATGCAGAACCACTCCAGATAGAAGCACCAACGAACAAACTTGCTTTTTGCGAAAAGTGTGCGTTAAGAGCATCCTCTAAAGAAGCAGGTGCAACATAGTCTCCTGCTGCTCCTCGTGGTTGCTGTGATGCTAACCAAAAGTTGTCAAGATTCTTGTAGTCAATCTCTGCGTTAATCATATACTTACCTAATCCGAACTTAATCTCAGAAAGGTCAGCAGTTGAAGATGAAGAGAATGTACCGTTAGCGTCCTCGATTGCAACATCAGAGTCAGCAAATACAACGGTGTACTTGTCATCTACATTTGTATGCAAGGTAACGTATCCTTGCTCGATTGTTCTTGCTCCTAATACTGAGGCAGCAAGTGTGACATCGCTAAAATATCCTGCGTATGTCGAACTGTTTAAAGTAATATTAGCCATTTTATTTTATTTTTTATTTAGGGCATTTTGAATTGCAAGCTCTTTCCAATCTACTTTGCTTGCTTTATTGTCAGGAGTGTGTACTTTCATAGCAGCACGCTCTTCTTTGATTTCTTCCATTTGAGCCTTGAGTTCAGTAACAGCAGCCAATAAGGTCTCAACCTCTGACTTGATTTCTGTTTTTGATTCCGCTTCAACTTCAGCCTCAACTGATGCTTGTGCTTCCTCTTCCTCTTCGTACATAGCTTCCTCTTCCTCCTCTTCCATTGCTTCAGGCTCTTCTGCCACACGCTCCTCTAATGATCCTAGAGCGATAAGCAAAGCGTGGTCATCCATAGGGATAACTGCAACTTCAGGAGCAGCCATATACTTCTCTTCGCCTTCACCAAGTTTAACGCATACCTCCTCAACTCCTTCTACATTGTCGGCAAGTGCCTTAATGAGTTCAAGTTTAGCAGATACATCTAAACCAAGTGCAAGGTCTTTGATTTCGTCAGACGTTAACGCCTCGACTATTTGACTTTTAGTCTTAAACATTGCTGTGATTTTAGTGATTAAAGATGAATTCAAACTGCCAACTTGATCCTCGCTGTAATCTACTCTATCGGCAAAGCCTAACTCAACTGCTTCCTCAGGCGTTAGCCAAGTCTCAGCATCAAGCATTTCAATTAAGGATTCCTCAGGTTGACCTGTTTTAGTTTTATATCGCTGAACCATAATATCTCGCACTTTGTCGAGTACGTCAGCTGATTGTCGTAAGTCTTTTGATTCGCCTGCTGCAACGGTATGTGGATTGTGAACCATCATCATTGAAGCAGGTCGCATAACAACAACATCGGCAGCCATAGCAAAAAGACTTGCAGCACTTGCCGCTAATCCTTCTACGATTGCCGTTGTTGGGCCTTCGTGCATTTTGATTGCATTGTAAAGTGCAAAGCCTTCGAACACATCGCCACCAACTGAGTTGATTTTGATTGTCAAAGGCACACCTGTTTTATTTTCGATTGCGTCAGCAATCTGTCTTGCAGATACGTCCCAATTGCCAACTTCGCCTGAAAGCACTACTTCAACGCCTTCGGCTTTGTTGTTAATCTGTGTAAGTGACGAGTCGCTTATTTTTGCTTTTACGGTATTGATTACTTCTTTCATACGCTTTTCGCCTAATGTGCCAACACACGCCCACTTAATTTGAGCAACAACACCTGCAATGTTGGAAAGGTTAGGACTTGTATCGTCTTTAAACTGACTGCCGTCCTCGAAGTGTCTTGCACACCACGCTTCCCTTTCCGATACCCATTGCAACGTCCCCTCTGTTCTCTCGCCTTCTCTGTACTTGGTGTAGTACTCAAAGGCTTCATTTCCTCTTATGTTGCCTCCTGCTTTCCAAATACGTGGATAGTTCTCCTTTAGGTCTTTGGCATAAGCAAAGTCAAACCTGTCGTAGTCGCTTTGCGTCAAGGCAGGCTTGTCAGGGTTTATTGGCATTCTGCAACGATACGCAAAACCATTGGTATTTTTTACATTATTTTTCTAACCCACTCAGGTGAACGTCCAAACTTTTGTGCAGTCTCCTTGTACGCCTTCATAGACTCTCCGTGTATCTGTAAACGCTCACGATAATAAGCCTTTGCAATTTGCTTTACATTGATAGGCACAAACGCACCTGTGTTAATCATCTTCCGTATGTTGTCTGTCATCCGATTGTTCTAAGTGATTCAATAACGTCTACACTATTTTCACGCTCTCGCAGTTGCTCGACTACCAATACAGGCTGTCGTGATTTTAGTCCTGATGCAATAAGGTCTGCTGCACGGTCTGTTGGTGTTGCTGATTGTATAGGATCTAACACGCCACCATTTGCAAAGAAAGGTACGCCACCTCCTGCTACGTTTATTGCCGATGCCATTCGTGCAAGTGCAGGGTTAGCCATTACTCCTTTAGTAAGTACAGCTTCACCTCCTTCGGCTTCGCCATAAAACGCACCACCTTTGCTAAACATAGGTATGCCACCTTGTGCGTGACTTGGGCCGTTAAGTATACCTCCTTTTGCATATCGCTGTGACCTTATTGTTGCAATTTGTGCTGCACCTGTCGCTGCTGCAAGTGCTGCTTGTATAGGTGCTAAAAACGCAGGCTTAGTTGTTAAGGCGTTTGTTATACCAAGTGCTGTGTTTGTGATTGCATCTAATATGCTAATCGCTTGTTGCTTGCGTGCAAAATTTCTTTGTATGCGTTCCTTTTTGTTTGCTGCCTGCTCTTCAGTTATTACACCCTGCTTAACTTGTTCGTCTACTTCTCTTAGTCTTTCCTTTTCTGCTGCGCCAAGTGCTTGTTGTACTATGCCGAATGCTTCTGAAAAACTATTAAGTGCAATAACTGCTTCTTGTAAATTGTCCTCGTCAATCTTCATTTTCTCAGCAAAGGACTCAGGCTCTCCCTCCTCGTTCTTGCCAAGATTGTCTAAGTCTGTGTTAAGTTGTGCGATCGTATTGCTTAACTGTGCCATTGACATCGCAGCGTCCTCAGGAACTTTGCCAATTCCTAAGGCTGCCTTTGTAAGTGTAATTTTTAACAAGTCAAGTTGCTCTTGTGCAGCATCTCTTTGTATTTCTAAGATTTCTCTCTGTAAGTCCTTCTCTTCTTTTAAGCGTAGCTCCTCAGTCAACTTGCCCTCCTCTTGTAGTTGGCGCATTTTGTTTAGGTGTGCAGTTTTCAAAGCAAGTACCTCAATTGACGCTGTTTCTTTTACACCCTTTATCCTTGCATCGTTTAGCTCTTTAATTCTTTCCAATGCTCGCAAATGCTGTTCGTCTTGTATGTCATCTATGTCATCTGCATACTTTTGTTCAAGTGCTGTGCGTGCTGCAAGTTCCTTTTCAGTTAGCTTGGTAATATCCTTGTCAAGTTTAAGCTCTTTCAATTTTTCATCAAGACGCTTTTTAAGCAACTCGCTTTCTGTCAGTCCACGCTCAACCTCAAGGTTAATAATTTTAGCAAGCTCTTCTTGTCTTTTTTGCTCTGCTTTGCGCCTTGCTTCTCTGCGTTTCTTTTCTTGCTCTTCTCGCTTTTCTGCCTCCTCTTCGGCCTTTTTCTTAGCTTCAAGAGCTGCAATTTCTGCTGCCGTTAATTCTTTAACAGCAATTTCTGCCGTTTCAGTAACAGACTCTATCGCTTCCTCTTCCGTTTTTTTCATTGCATCGGTAAGGGCTTTTTGAGCTGCTTTAACTTCCTTATT